ATGTTGGCCTTCCGTTCGCGCCTTCGCCTACTCCTCAGGTCCAAGATATTTAACGGAGGTTATCAATGAGCCGAAGGTCCAAGAGATCACGCTTTCGTAGCACATTTGAAGAAGACGTTTCTAAACTACTAAAGGGTTTTGACTATGAGCCGTTCACCGTCCCCTACACCATTCAGCGCAGTTATCGTCCTGATTTTGTTCACAGCGCCTCTGGTGTTCTCGTGGAGTGCAAGGGGTACTTTAGAGACGGAGACACCAAGAAGTACACCAGTGTCAGAGATAGTCTGCCAGCAGGACAAGAGCTAGTGTTTGTCCTTATGCAGCCCAACAAGAAGATACGCAAGGGGGCTAAAATGACTATGTCGGAATGGTGTGACAAAGAGAATATTTTATGGTATACTATAGAGACACTACAGGAGTTGATTGATTATGTCGCTAACGCTGGAGGAAATTAAGGAACGCCTCTTGAAAACCATGGACCCAGACGACCTGCTGGAGGTCTTACAGGTAACCTCAGAAGAGATGCTGGACAGGTTTGAGGACAAGCTAATCAACAGACTGGATGTGTTTGAACAAGAGCTAGAGGAGGAAGAACATGAGTATTGATGACGCGACTCCCGAAGAGTGGGACACAGTTAGAGCATTGAATAACCTGTCCATTAGGAAGCCGAAGCAGGTAGACCCTGTGGAGCAACCCGACCACTACAACAAGGGAGCAATCGAAGCCATCGAAGCAATCAAAGCGTCCATGCCTGAACAGGAGTTCAACGGTTATCTCAAGGGTAACGCACTGAAGTACCTCTGGCGCTATGACTACAAAGGCAAACCAGTAGAGGACTTACGTAAGTGTCGCTGGTACATTGAACGACTAATTAAGGAAATAAATTAATGGACGCATATCAACAATACATTCACAAGTCACGGTACGCTCGTTACCTTCCAGAGGAACAGCGACGGGAGACTTGGGAAGAAACAATCGACAGGTATTTAAACTTCTGGATAGATAAAGATAAACTCACTCTGGAAGACGCCAATGGTATCTTTGCAGACATTCATAACTTGGATGTCATGCCTTCCATGAGGGCACTCATGACTGCAGGGGAGGCGTTGGACCGTGACAATGTCGCTGGCTTCAACTGCTCCTACATGCCTATCGACCATCCTAAAGCATTCGACGAGATGATGTACGTGCTTATGTGTGGCACAGGCGTAGGCTTTAGCGTAGAAAGACAGTACATTACAAAATTACCGGAGGTAGCAGAAGAGTTTCATGACACAGACACCGTTATACATGTCGCTGATTCAAAAATTGGCTGGGCTAAAGCTTACAGAGAACTTGTTAGCTTGCTCTATTCGGGTCAACTTCCGAAGTGGGACGTATCTGGAGTACGACCTGCAGGGGCATCCCTTAAGACCTTCGGAGGTCGAGCAAGTGGTCCAGAACCTCTTGTTGACCTGTTTAACTTCACCGTTGAAGTCTTTCGGGAGGCTGCTGGACGCAAACTTAGCTCCATCGAATGTCACGATATCTGCTGTAAGATTGCACAGATCGTCGTGGTTGGGGGAGTCCGGAGAAGTGCTCTCATCAGTCTATCTAACCTCACTGACGACCGAATCCGAAGAGCAAAGTCAGGACAGTGGTGGCAAGACAATCCTCAACGAGGACTAGCAAATAACAGCGCATGTTATACAGAAAAGCCAGACTTTGAGGCATTTTTAAATGAGTGGAAAAGTTTATACGAGTCAAGATCTGGGGAACGAGGAATGTTCTCTAGGGTTGCAAGTCAAAAGCAAGCTGCAAAGAACGAGCGACGAGATGCTACCTATGATTTTGGAACTAATCCATGTAGCGAAATTATCCTTCGACCCTACCAATTCTGTAATTTATCAGAGGTTGTTGTCAGGTCGTCCGATAGTCTCTCAGACCTCAAACGGAAAGTACGTGTTGCGTCTATCCTTGGAACTTTACAAGCTACCCTTACCAATTTCAGATACTTGAGAAAGGTGTGGCAGAACAACACAGAAGAAGAGGCCTTGTTGGGTGTTAGCTTGACAGGTATTATGGATCATCCGACATTGTCGGGAAGGAGAGACAAGGGTGTTCTCAAAACTTGGCTTACTGAACTCAAAGAAGAAGCGGTTAAAACTAATGCAGAATGGGCGAAACGTCTTGGTATTAATGTTTCTACCGCTATTACTGCTGTTAAGCCTTCCGGCACTGTGTCTCAGCTTGTTGATTCTGCTTCTGGTATCCATCCTAGATACGCAGATCAGTACATTAGACGAGTCAGGGCGGACTCAAGAGACCCCCTCTGCCAAGTCTTAGAGGCCGCAGGAGTGCCCGTAGAGGACGACGTAATGTCACCCACTACCAAGGTATTCTCCTTCCCTATAAAATCCCCTGAGGGGGCTGTGGTGGCCTCTGAGATGGGTGCAATGGAACAACTTGAGCTATGGGAGATTTATCAGGACTTCTGGTGTGAGCATAAGCCGTCCATGACATGCTACTACCGTGATGATGAATTTCTTGAGGTAGGCCAATGGTTGTACAATAAGTTCGACAAGATAAGCGGAGTTAGTTTCCTCCCTTATTCCGAACATACGTACCAACAGGCCCCTTACGAACCCGTAGACTTAGAGACCTATGAGAAGCTGAAGAAGGAGTTTCCTGAGTCCATCGACTGGACAATCTCAGAAAACTCTGACATGACGGAAGGGTCTCAGCAGTTAGCCTGCACCGGTAACAACTGCGAGTTGTAACTTATGGGGCTTCGGCCCCTTTTTACTTAGGTTTAATTATGAACATCAAACGTGACATCGAAGTACGCATAAAAGTACTTGAAAACAAACTAACCAAGTCCATACCTGCTGCTCGCAACAACGAGATACGTGGAGAGATCATGGGTCTAAAGTGGGTGCTAGAGCGTCTCTAGTCTTCCTCTTGTTGTCCTCTAGCCAGAAGTCCACCGCCTGTCGTCAACATACCAGCAGATATCAGGCGCTCTCCTTTTTGAACCTGAGGGTCTGCTTTTATACCTGCTACTGCTTTTACTAAATCCGTATAAGATTCAGTCATCTCGTCCTTTGCTGGGACTTTGGTTTTTCTAGCTAGGGCCATTGCATTGTTACTTGAAGCATCAAAGATCATAGGAGGCGTAGCGTTTACAATCCGGTTAGGTAGTGCTTTTTCTACTGCTTTACCTACAACAGGGACATTCTCAAGGAAATTGTTTTCGTCAGATACAACAGCCGTGATTCTACCTCTAGGCGTTATTTTACCTACATAGTTTACACCGCCTTCTGTAATACCTGTACCAACCATTGATCCAGTGAAGTAGAAACCTCCGTTTGCTTTTGCGTTAGCAAGTATTTCTTCGTCTGTTTTACCCATCTTAGGATGCAACGTAAGTTTAGGACTAGACTTAAACTTCTCAAGCATTTCTTCGTTACTTACGTTCTTCTTGTTTTTAAACAAAGTAGCAAACGTGCGTACAGGCCCTTTGTGTGCAAAGTCAAACGCATGGTTTCCTGTTTGGAAAGTAGTAGGAGTTTTTACATTTATCACAGGAGACGCTGCATCGGCAAATCTCTCTGCTTTTTCTTCCTTACCTACCTTCCAGACGTTGCCTATGTGTTCTTCAAAAAAGTCAAGGTCTCTCTGAGGTGTGTTGTTTCTAGCACCTACCTGATTCACCAAGTCAGAGTAAACACCGGGACGGAAAGTAACAGTGTCGGACATGTAACTGATTCTGTCCACTGTGTCAAGTGTAGGATCAACAGGCCCTTGTCTACCTAAGCGGGTATTAGTGATAATGTTTTGTTGTCCTTGGGCGATCGCTTTAGCTAGATCTCTCTGCTCTCCTCCTGCCGCTTCTTGCGCTACTCTTATAGTTGTAGGGTTAACGCCTGTGCTGTAGTACAAAGCACGTGCGTCAGGATTCATTAGATTAAACAAACCTTCTCGTGTTCCTTCTCCAGCCCAGTTTAAAAAGTCTTGTGTCCTGATCCTACCTTGCATGACTTCTTCAGCGTTTCTAGCGTCTTTAACAGTGTTTGCCACCATGGGACCAATTTTAGGTATTCTTCTGACCTTATTAGCAAACGCTTGTGGGTCTCTGGCTATATACCTGTCAACCATATTAGGCACAGCGTCTTCAGGTATGTCAGTAGGGCCGTAAAAGTTTCTAATCAAGTTCCTAGGGGAACTCAAGAACAACCCAGCGTTTTCCTGCGCCCTGTTTAAGTTAGGAAGAGCCTCTTGTGTAATTTGAGCGCCCCTACGCATCATCCCAAGACCACCCACAGGGACGTAGTTAGCAGGGGTAGTCAACTCTTCGGCAGCAAAGTTAAGAGGAGCCATAGCGTCAACTGTGGTTGTTTCTACAGGACCAAAAGCATTAGGGCCTCCCCTCATTCGTTCTACGCGAACAGGAGCAGTACCAAAGGGGTCTTCAACAGCAGGATTAAGAAAAGCAGAAGTAGCCTGCTGCCTGTAGGTTTGTGCTGTAGAACCTACCCTAGAAGCGCCTTTGCGTATTGCTGCGTACTCTTCCCTTTTCTTCTGAAAATCACTCACTCTCTTCTTCCTTTATCTCTTCACGAGTTTCGTCAATAAGATCTACCAGAAGTAAACGGTCCATCTCTAGTTCTTTCAGGGCAGTGCCTTTAGTCAAAGGAATGGCTTTGTCAACAGCAGAAAGCATACTTGCGTATATTCTAGCCCTATTTCTAGGCTTCATGGCCTGTACGCCTGTGTACACTGTAGCACCAAGAACCCCTGCAGCTGTTGCTGGTACAGCGCCTCCTATGGCTCCTAAGCCTGCAGTTCCTGTAGCGCCCAGTGCTAGAACAGTGTTTGGCAACAAGTCAACAGCCTTAAGATTACGTACGGCACGACTAACGAGGTCTCTGGACTCTGCGTTACGCTTAGGTAACATGTCTTCCATGGCTGTGATACCGTGGAACTGTTTAGTCAACAGGTTATGCAGTTGATCTCCACGGGTGTTGGCCTTGAGCGTGTCGTTTAGCACACCACGGATCTTACGGGCAGCAATAGACTTAGCACTAGGTGTTCCGTCAAAGTTGTTGATTAGGTCGTCAAACTTACGTCGAACCTCTAGTACACCCACAAGGTCTGAACCTCTGGTTTGTACTGACTCAAGGACAATCTCTGACAACTCAGTAAGCTGCTTTTGTATGTCTCCGGTGGCTATACGAACAATGTCGTCTTTTAAGACTTCATTAACAGCCCCTTGCATGTCCTTTAGAAACTTGTCAGAGTTGATCGCTTTGTTTTGAGCAGTAATAATCTTGTCAGTCGTTTGTTTGGCTGCTTCGACTTCTTTCTGTACTTGCCTGTAGTTATAGGTGTACGAACGGTTTGGCTTTATGCCTTTCATGTTAGTCACGGTGTCAATGACTAAGTTGTCAAACTCACTGGGCTGCCACGTTTTTGTACGCAAGGCGCCCTTTTCTTCAAACACGTCCCGCATCTCTGGAGTCACAGGCTCCAACAGAAGCGTAACACCGTCTTTTTTGTTGTCTCTGATACGTCTTGCAGCTTCTTTTTGTGCGCCTCTTTTGGCGATGTCTAGTCTAGGTATATCTGGTCTAGGACTAAACAACAGACCAACGTCCACAGTTGACTCAAAACGCTCTGCTGCTTCTGGCATACGCTCTTTAAATGCTTGGTAACCTGCGTCACCTAAAGAAGCTGCCTGAGCCGCTAGTCGGAAAGCGTCGGTGTCCTTGAGTCTTTCGTAAGCTGCTTCTGCTCCTTCCTTAACTGAATTAGGAATCCAAGAGCTAATGTAGGTAGACAATGTTGCACCACCCGCTCTAGCTGCCTGAGAGCCTCCAATAAGGGCTAACTCTGGTGCTCGATAAAGCTGCTGTAGCAGGCTTGGGTCGTCCCCCATGATGATCTGTGATCTACGAGACACCTCAGGACCAAACCGCTCTAGTTCTCCCCTGAGGGTTTCTCGCGCAGCCATCTCAGGTTCAAACCCACGAAGTGCAGGAGGAGTAGTAGAAGGAGTGCTCAAAGAGAACGTCTGTCCCCCTGCAATACCTACCTGCGCTCCTGTTTGTGGATTAGTGGCGGTCTTAAGAGGCAACCACTGTTGTCCGTCCCAGTATACTTTTTTACCTGTTGTAGGATCAGTTGCTGTCTTCATATTATTAGTCCACTATGTAGTCTACGCCGCCTATTGTTACTGTTGAACCTGTAGTCAAACCAGTGTCGTCAACATCAGGTTCAACCCTTTCTGGAGGCATGTCAACCAGAGGGTAGAAAGCCATACCTGCTTTTTCGCTTCCTTTTAGTTTGTTGTCTACCGCCCCTCTTAGGCTGTTGTATTGCTTTATGGTTCGTACATTTTGGTTACGTATAGTAGTCAACAGTCTACGCATAGTTTCAGGACTCATTCCAATGTCGCCTGCTACTACTTTCTCTGCAAACTCTCTGTCTTTATCTGACAAACCTGTACCAGCACCCAAGTTGGTGATGTAGTCAGCAACACGTGCTCCTGCTAATGAAGCGTATTCTTCCGTGTTTTCTATCTGGTCTGCATCTGATATATCAATGCCCGCCACACGTGCTGCTCTAGCAACGTCCATTCTAAACGTAGCTCCGTAACCTGTATACATGTTGTCAATGTTTTCCAAAGACGTATCAATAGACTCAATAGAAACTACGGCTTTGTTTGCAGCATCAAGACCGTCTGACAAACGACTAACACCTTCGCCCATGATTTTTTCAGCCATTGTGCCGCTGAGGTTTTCAATGCGTTGAACTTCAGGCGGAGCCTTGCGTAGACCTATTTGTTGAGCAGAGACCCACGTGTTGTTTTCTCTGTCATATACCTGTCCACCTTCGGTACGGAAAGGCAGTACTTCGCCGTCCTTCAAGAAAAACTCAATGTCACCACCACGTTGACCCGTAAGAACGTCGTTAAACACTTGGTCAGGGGCTTTTCCTAGTTCAAGTTCGTTAAATAACTTGTCACTAATACCTCGCTGTCTAGCCAACTGCCTCCGTTGTGCTGGTGTTTGCGTTGGCATATTCTTGAGACGATAATCAATCATAGTGCCTACAATGTCACCAAGTTCCTTAGGGTCAGTCACGTTTTCAATCTGTACTGCTAGATTGTCAAGACCTAGGTTTTCAGCTTGGGTTTTGACCTGTGCTTTTCTATTAACTAATGCCTGTGAGCTTGCCTCTTGAGCCGCTAAGTCTCTAGCAGCAGTAGCAAGTTTGGCTGCGTTGTTTACGTCGCCCTGCTGTTGATAAAACTGAGCCAAACCTTGAAGCCCTGCTACAGTATTAGGATCAAAACTAGCAAGCTTGTCTTTTATCGCTTGTTGTTCCTGTGCAGCAGCACGGCGCGCAGGAGCAGCGCCTATGTTTTGAGCGGCGGTAAACAGCCCTCCCATGTAAGAAGGCTGTGTTGCTGCCTGTATAAAACTTCTACCAAAACGTGCCATTATTAGCCTCCTCCCCGATTAAAGATACGGAATAAACCTCCTCCGCTTGGGTCTAGTCCAATTACATCGTCCAAAAACTCACTAAACCCTTTACCAGTGCCTAAAACTCCTTCTCCGGTTCCAGCACCACTAGGACTTGTAGCCCCACTTAACAGACCTGAACCAGCTGTCCCAATAAGGTTAGCTTGTCCAAGGCTTGCTCCCAACAGCGCATCAATACCAGAAGCAGTTGCCTCACCAAAGAGTCCTGTACCGTACAACTGTGCTTGTTGTGCTTGAGCCGCTGCAGTTTGTCCGGGAGACAGCGCACTTAACAACTGTGTCTGAGGCAAGTAAGCGCCACCAAGAGCAGTAAGACCAAGCTGTTGACGTGCGCTTTGTAGACCAAGTTCCCCTCCTAAGAGACCTTGACCTGCTTGCATTGCCTGTAGTGCCTGTGCTTGACGTGCTGTGTTCAATGCTTGTCGTTGTTGTGCTAAGTTTGCACCTAAGCCCGCGTACTGTGCGCCTAGTCCTGCCTGTTGAGCCTGAAGACCTCCCGCAAGCTGTGCCAACTGAGCAGTTTGTCCAGCAGCAGTAGTAGCCCTTCCAAGACCTTCTGACTGTAGCTGTGACTGGATCTGTTCTGCGGACAAACCAAGCTGTGCAAGCTGGGTAGCTCGTTGCTGTGATTGAGACTCCAAAGCAGACTGCGCTTGTTGTGCCTGTAGTCCTGCACCAGCCAACTGCATCTGACGACCAAAGCCTTCTGCATTCATCTGAGACTGTACCTGCTCTGAAGATAGTCCAAGTTGTGACAGTTCGTTTGCTCGTTGTTGTGCTTGTGAACGCAACGCTGACTGAGCCTGAGCAGCTTGAATACCAGCTTGACCCAGCTGTAGCTGTCTTCCAAAACCTTCAGCGTTCATTTGAGATTGTACTTGCTCTGCTGACAACCCAAGTTGCGACAGTTGTGCTGCCCGTTGTTGTGCCTGAGACTGCAACTGACTTGACAAACCTGCTTGACCTGTGAACAATCCACCAAATGCCTGAGCCTCACCCAAAGCCCGCTGACGTTCTGCCTGAGCTTGCTGAATAGCAGACAAGGATGCTCTGTCCTGAGCTTCTTCTTGTGCTGTAGCCAACGCAAGTTGTTCAGGGGTAGCCCCACCAAAGGCTGCTGAACGCACACCAAGGCGTCCTTGTGCAGCTAGACGCTCTTCCAAAGCAAGACGTTGGCGCTTTTCTTCAGGGCGTTGTGTAGCTCTAATACGCTCAAAGACTTCTGCTTCTCGTGCGCCTGTAGGTCGTAACACATCTGCAGCTGCTTGTCCTGCAAGACCACCATACTGCCTACGTAAGGCTTCTACGTCAGAAGGAGCAGTAGTGTCAAGACCAGCCATTCCTAACTCTAAACCTCTAGCGCCTAACGCTCCTGCACCTGTGCGAACATCAGGGGGACGTATGCCAGCGAAAGTTTGACTAATGTCTGGAATTATTCTACTTCTTTCAGCAGCGCCAGCACCTATAGCCTCTCCTGCTAACATACCTGCGCCTGTACGAACTTCAGGAGGTGTAATACCTTCAAAAGTCTGAGTCACGTCAGTTACAGGTCCGCCTAAAACACCAACTTCACCTAGACCAAGACGTTGGCGGCTAAGGTCTAACGCTTGTTGTCCTAGTGTTCCAACACCAGCACTAGGCTCTTGAGTTAAAAGTCCGGGCACTTGTTCTGCAAACCGTCCACGCAAGAGATTAATGTCTGCAGGCTGTGCTTCAGCGGTAGTCATAAAGTCACTACCAAGGCCGAAGGCTTGTTCAGCTGCGGCTCTTGTAGGATCAATACCAAAAGTAGGAGTAGCCATCAACTGCTGACCCCTGCCTAAAGCTCCTAGACCTGCTTGTTGTAACTGAGCAGCGCCCGGAGTAGGACCAAACATATTCCCAGCACGTCCTAAGAGGCCCCTTTGTATAGCCAACTCTTCAGGAGACAAATCCATTGTGGTGCTGAGTCGTTCTTCTGTAATGCTCTTTTCTTCTCCTGTGACGGGATCAGTATACGTTCTTTGAACAGGAGTTAGTTCAGTTCCAAACTCACCGCCAGTAGCAGTAGCAATAGTATAAGGACGAAACGTAGCCTGCGCCATTTGTTGTGCTGCAAGCTGGTCACCTAACTTCAGTCCGCGCTCGCCGATACCGCCTAATTTTTCATAAGCTCCTGTAAGAAGACCAATACCAGCAAGGCTTCTGCCTCCGGAGCCTGTTAAAAAGTTGTATAAGCGGTCCATTGTTGTTAAAGAAGGGTCGTCTCCACCGCCACTTAAAGTAGAAGTGTCAACTGGACGGTAACTTTGAGTTTCTAAATTAGGGTTGTTCCTTAAAAATTGAAGAGCTTCGTCTAATGTATTGAAACTCCCTTGCGTCTGTCCCGCGTTGTTTCTAAGCGTAAACCCGCCTGTGTTTTCTCCAGCTGTACTAGCGGTCGTGGCAGCAACTGAGGCATTATTAACTCCTGCATCTGCAATCATTGGAGGTCCTGAATAGCCCGGGTCTGACACTAAAGATGGAGCAGCTACGCTTTGGACGTTATCAATTGTTCCGTTAGTTGCGTAGTCATAAGCACGGGCTTCTTGAATAGTATTAAAGGTTTGATTACCTACACGATACATTAGTACGTACCTCCATCAATAGTGCCTGTTGACAGCGTACCTGTAAAAGTCAACGCAGGAATTGTCACAGTACCTGTAAAGGTAGGCGAAGCAATGTCTGCCTTTGTAGCGATAGCTGTTGATATAGCGTCGAACTCTGTTTCAAACTCAGCGCCCTTAATGATTTTACCGCTGTCACCAGAAGGTAGACTGTCCTTAGCGGCAAAGTCAGTAGTCTTTGTATAGTTACTCATAGTACTTTACCCATTAGTGCTAATACGTTGATCTCTTGGAGAGACAAACCAGAACCGTCTATGTCTGCTTCCAACCCAATTGTTATAACTCCACCGCCTCCGGTAGTGTTTATACCACGGCGTGACGTAAGATCACCACCTGTAAACTCTGCTGTACTGTTGTACTCGCTTTCGTTAAAGTAGCCTGTTACCTGATTACCTACTGTAAACTCTGCTGTTTGAAAAAACGAGCCAAAGTCATAAGCCCACTTAAGAAACATAATGGCACTGTTAGCACCAACAATCGTAGGACGTAGCTTTTTAAGTATCTTCAAACGTGAAGGATCACCAAAGGTCAGACCGGGACTGTAGTATTTAAAACGGTATTTTTCACCATTATCTTGATAGCCGCTGTACTCACCAATGCCTTCGCCGTTACCAATCAACAACGTCCCGTCTTCTTTTCTACCGTAAGCCGTAAACCCTGTGCCGGGCCAGCGTGTTACACGGTACGCACCGTTTTCTAGCGTGCCTCTAACATCGAAGCAAAAGGTTGTATCTTGAGCCGTGAAGGTTAATAAGTAGAAGCCTTCTTCTGGGCTGTACACAGTCCTATAAAACTCTGATTCATTCTGCAGCAGTGCGATGATGTCTTTTGTTACGTTGCCTGAAAGACTGCTGATAGGCATTGACTTTTCTTGTATTGTTCTACCAAAGCTTTTTAGACCAGTGTGTGACAAGAACAACACGTCTGTACCAGTGTGCTGCACAGTGTCCCTGTCTACGCAACCTACTCCTGCTACCGTGTCTGCTAACACCATAGTTGCTGGAGCTTCTGCACCAGAGTAAGCAATAATGCTGTGCTTACCAAAGATAATTAGGAGTCCGTTGTGTGCTGCTAGTGCAACAATTTCGTCATAACCGTCAGGCCATACCTTAGACACGTCAATAGATCCGCTAGTACCGCCAGACCAGTCATGTCCAATCAACAGGTCTGACCAGTAGATAGTAGACTTGTCGCTGCTAAAGTCCGCAGTCCAAAGACGGCCGTAAGCCGGTATGACTTCGTTGCCGTACATAGTAGAAGCAACACCAGCAGCACCGCTGACAGTACTGAGTTTAACTACAGCTGCACCAGCGTTATCATAAACAAGCGGTTCGTACCCACGTTGAAAAAAGTAAATCTTATTATTAAAGTTTACCATCTTCCAATTATCAGCAGTAATTGTGTAACTGCCGGGAGTTTCGTCAACCAATGTTGTCGTACCGCTGATAATCTTGTTGTTACCTACAGAGAATATTTTTCTGTTACCACTACTATCCTCAAACTCTTTGATGCTTCTGATCTTAGCAGTACCTAGCACAGTTTTGTTTGTTGTTAAAACATTGTAGCCTTTGCGTGACGCAATACGACCACGTTTGTCAATCACTGCGTTGTCAGCAATGTCAGCAAACGAAGGGTCTTGTGCCAGTGGAGAATCTTCTGTGTTGATTCCCTTAAACGCTGGAGCTACAAGATTGATGCTTTGTAACTGTTGAGCCATAACTACCTCACGGCGTATAGAAGATTACTTCTTCTGGGTGCTTTTGAGCGTCTAGTGCAATGGCATCAGACAAGTATCTGTCAGCAATAGCAAAGTACTCAGGAGCAGACGTACCGCCTGTTTCACCACGTTCACGAGCCAACAGAGCAATTGCCATGTGAATTACAGGCATTGAAGGCACCGTTAGTTCGTCTGAGTCCGCTGACAAATCAGCTTGTCTTTTGACACAGTTAAAACGAATGGTGTACTCTTTGTCCGGAGTAGGGTAAACGTCAATCTGAGTGTCACCACTGCTGTCTACGCCGTTGTACGTGTAGCACGTAGGCGCTCCTGTACGTGGATCAGAGATCAGGTAAGCTTCGTCAAAGAACGTAGCTGTCTTGTACTCCATAAACAAATTAGCTGTGTCGTTGATTACATTAAGTGCTTTGATTCTGTTTTCGCTTCCAGTAAGAACGTAATTGAAGATGTCAGAAGTAGTAGTAATCGTTAGGGTAGTCCTAAGGGCAGACCAGTCCCACGCATCTTCTACCATTCGCTTTGCGTCGTTTACAAAGTCCCCTACCATCTTACCATAAGTACTAGAAGAAACAGAGGTAACTTCTTCTTCTCGTAATCTACGCAATACGTTGTTTACTAAATTTAAATAAGTCATACCTTTTTCCTATTTAGGAACATATTTGTAAGCATACCTGCTGCAAGATCATTAGCACTTGGTAAGCGCATTGGTTGTATTGGCTGAGGTAAAATTAAAGGCTGTAACTGTGGAGAAACATAATCTATATTTGTCATGAAAGGTTGTGCTTTAGGAAAAGTAGGTGTTGTGCTAGCAAGTAATCCAGTTCCAATACCATCTCCAATTCCATCACCATCACCATCACCATCACCATCACCATCACCATCACCATCACCATCACCATCACCATCACCATCGCCATCGCCGTCACCATCACCTTCACCGGGTTCAGGCCCGGGTCCGGGTTCGGGTCCGGGTTCAGGTCCGGGTTCAGGTTCAGGTCCGGGTCCGGGTTCAGGCTCAGGATCAGGATCTGGATCTGGCTCAGGGTCTGGCCCGGGATCTGGCTCAGGTTCTGGGTCAGGCTGAGGTTGAGGATCTAACTCGACAAAATCATCAGGCATACAAACACCAAAAAAATCGTTGTATGTAAAACCCGGATCACATTTTCTTTTTACTAAATCTTCTTCTTCTTCTATTCCGCTTTCTTCTTCGTCTCCGATACTATATCTCTCGCCTACTCTTGTTATAGAGTCATAGTACTCTCTGTAGTAAGGATTATTAATGTAAACAGGATCAGTATAAATTTCACCTGTAAAGACATTTCTATATTGACCGTTTCCAAGATACTCCCAAGGATGTTCTTCATCAACAGGCTCATTTTCATCAGTGCCTCCATCAGTGTCTCCATCAGTGTCTCCGCCACCGCCGCCACCACCGCCGCCACCACCGGGAGGTTGATCTGGATTAAAGTTAGGCGGGAAATTAATTACGTAAACAATGCCTGTTTCTGGATCAGTCCACGTACCACTTTCAAAAATTTCATTAGTTATTTCAACATCAGGAAACTGTGTTTCAAATTCTTCTAAAGATACTGTTTCTTGTTGTGGAGTTTCTTCTTCTTCTTCTTCGTCTCCTTCTCCACCGTCAGGTTCACCACCACCGGGGTCTCCTGTTTCTTGTTGTGCCAACCATTGTTGAAAACCACCAGCTGCTTGTATTTCTTGTGCAATAACTAACAACTCTTCAGAACTAGATCCTTCGATAGCTGTTAAAAGAGTATCAATAGTTTCTTCATCAAGACCCGCAACATTTCCCTGAGTGCCTGCCATGACATCCATAAGAATGTCAAAGATAGTTTCAACATCTTCGAAGTCTGTAGGTTGTTGACCTTCTCCCGGGGTTAGCTCCATAATGTCTAAAGGAGTTCTGCCTTCAAACTGCGCCAAGTAGTTGGATAGTGCGTTTGCTCTTGCTTCGTCTTGCAACATAGAAATAGTGGAAGGGTCAGTAATAGAATACTGTCCAAACAAACCACCGCCACCTACGTCACCAGACTGGAAACGTTCGACGGCTTCTTGGCCGAGTTCTTCTGGAATCGGCGTTTGACCGATCTCTCGCAAAAGGTCTTCTAATGTTGCCATTTTACTTCTTCCAGTTAGCTAAACCACGAATACCAAACGATGCTGCAACAGCAGCCCCCAAGAAACCTTTGTACCAATCAGGCATACCGTCTAAAGCAGCAAACCCTTGCATAACTACAGGCACCATGCTAGGAAAGAACGCAAGTATACATGGTACTGAAAACAAAATAGTAAACCATTCGTCTTTCCATGAACTGCTTGCGTTGTTTGCATGAATGTTTTCCCAGTTACTATCCTGCTTAATTGCCTCTAGCTTACGCTCGTGTACTGCCTTCTTCTCTTCAGCCTTACGCTCAAGATGACCGCCAACAAGATTTACCAAAGGGTTAATCAGGGTTTGCCACATATTTAAATCTTAAAGCCGTAAGCAACAACACCAACAATCGCACTAACCATAAGCCAAACAAAACGTTCGGCTATCTTTGCTGACTGTGTGTTGTAGCCAACAATGCTTTTGACGTTATCAAGGTCAGACTCTTGTTCATCAAGACGATATTCAAGGCGATCAATCCTTGCACTACCAGCTACTAGCTTTTCGTCTACTCTGGCAATCATCGCCATAGCTTCCGTCAACTTGTCTAGCTTTGATTCGATCCTATTAAGACGTACCGACTGATCGTCCATTGAACTCCCCTTGTTACTGCTTGGCCTTGCCTACGTTAATAGCCATGATGTCAATAAAACGATACAACTTAGCCAGCCATGCGTCGTCCTTTGGCGTAGGTGTTACTGCCGCAATGATTGAGCAGACTGTGACGACCATAGGCGCAATAGCCGCTAGGTCAGATAGAACCTTTAAGATGTCCATGGAACACCTACCTCAGTTGTTGGCGCTTTCTGCTCTGCGATGTTAGCCGCCAGTGAAGCCTCAACAGCATCCTTGTCGACGCCGTTGTCCCAGCACCAGTTCAATACCATAGACTCAGTAAGGTCTGCGTAAGGAACGAAGTCATCAGCAGATGCGTCGGGTGTAAACGAAGCAGTGCCGTAAGCGGCGGCAATGTGGTCGCCGTCTACTTCAGTGACACGCCAGTGTGCAACGATTACGCCGCCGTCAGCAGTATTGTGTTCGAGTGTGGATATAGTCCATGTAGCCATTAGTTAGCTCCAAATACTGCGTTGCAGATAGCCTGCACGTTTTGTGGCTCAGATGACCAGTCGTCACCCGATTGAATTACATGACGGTGATACGACTGTGAAATTACAGCGCCGTCTTCGAGTACACGAGTAGCAGTCCGTACTTGAACAGAGGTTACGTCATTGCCGTCCTCGTCCTGAGTAGTAACTACTTCTACTTTGTCTGCTGTTACGCTTTTAGTTAATGCCATTGTCTTTCTCCTTTAGTCCGTCTCAAGAATCCACTTGAGATAATTAGGCTGTTTCATAGGTTATTGTCATAATTAGATCGTTAGAATTGCCACCAGTATTTAAATCTGAAATTTGGACATACTCTGCTAAAGCACCGTTTACACTGGTCTTATATGTAAGGTAAGCAAAATCACCGCCAGTATTTACATATCCACCAACAGGAGGTTCGCCTGACCAACTAGCGGTATAGCCCACGCTTACGGCGCCATATATACTAGATGCTGACGTGAAGGGCAGTCCTTGTATTTTCAAAAGACCCGAACCGCCACTAACTGCATCAGTCCTCATGCGAATCTGCACAGTAACTTTTTTCCCTACTTTGATATAAGACCCATAGCGCGCACCATCATAAGTAACTGAAGTGGGATTTGAAGTTCCTCCGCCGATTGTTGGAGTAAACGTCCCTTCTTCATAGTCATCCAGCGTATTAGCCGCCGCATAAGTGCCGACAGCGGTGCCTAGTGTTATGCCGTTGGGGGCGATTAGATGGCCAGAGTTGTCGATGCGCATACGCTCGGAGCCATTGCTTTGAAAAATGGTCGAGCCAGAATCTG